AAATCTGCTGTGGTTGCAAAGTCGCTATTCCCAGTCATAGAGAGAATATTTGTCTGTTGGAAATCCATTTTATTATATACATATATTATAATGGCGGACAATCAAACAGATAATAGCCAAGACAATTCTGCTCCAAGTATACAGGATTTAGCGGGTTCCGCACAGGCATCATACGAAGATGTCCCGCCCATGAACTACACTAAACTTACTCAATATTCCAATCCCGAGATTTCTACCTTTAAGCACAAAGAGAAACCGCATTATATTATATCGCACAAAGGAACGGACTTGACCAATCCCAATACTGCACGTAAGGACATTCGGGCTGACTTAAATATTGCGCTTGGTAATAAAGATGCTGATGGAATGCATAAGCGCCGTGCAAAGCAAACGGAACAAATAATAAAGTCGATCAAAAAGGAAACGCCGAATAGCGATATATATATGGCGTCTCATTCGCTTGGCGGTTCGACCAGTGCTTACGCTATGGCGACGAATAAATATGTTAGAGATAATGTAAAAGAACTGCATACATTCAATTCGGGTAGTTCGGCATTACAGAAACCGCCAAGTGTTTCGGCTGACGTGAGAGACGAACTAATGAGAAAATCTACACATCACAGAGTGAAAGGCGATGCGATAAGCGACCACGTCAAAGAGAATTTAATCGGCAAGTTCAAAGAATACGAAAGCAAGAAAAAGCCAAGCATTGCTGACCATGTGCTGAAACTTGCAACGCCATTATTACGGCGGACGTTTGTTGGTCGTGCGCTGGGCTACGGCGCAAAGAAAGTATTAGAGACCTTACGTGCGCATTCAATCACGAACTTCACACGGAAATAAAATAATATGCTATAATATAAATGAGTTATAAGATATTACCATACACTTTAAAACAAGCCAAGTCAATCGGCGTAGACGTGAAACCATCGACCAAAGCGGGAAAGAAAATAGATGTGTATAAGAACGGCAAGTTGGTTGCGTCGGTCGGCGCAATCACCTACATGGACTACCCAAATTATTTAGCGGAGAAAGGTAAAGAGTATGCTGATGAGAGAAAAAGGTTATATAAATTGAGACACAAAAAGGACATAGAGAAAGTTGGATCAAATGGTTGGTATGCGGACAAACTTTTGTGGTAGGGATAAAAGAAAATTCATATCTCCACAATGGAAATATTGAATTGGATATATCCCGCAAGGAAAAATGAGATATATATCAGGATAAAACGATTATAAAACAGGAATTATCAATATGTTATGTCCTTTTTGACTTAAAATTTAAATTTTGTTCTCTATATCATATATTTAAATGATAATTCCAGTTTTATATTCGTTTTCTCCAATTATATATGTCTTTTATCCTCGCTTTATCCTTTTAGCACATATCCAATTCAATATATCCATTGTGGAAATATTGAATTTCTTTTATCCCGCCTACTCCTTCACGTAATCTTTCTGCATCGCAACTGAATGCGCCATGAACTCGGCATCTTGTTCTTGGTCCTTCATTATCTTACCATACTTGTGTGATAAATAGATGTGTCTCAACATACTTGCGCCAACCTTCTTACCCATGATGCTGTTGAGTGATTTGGTCATGCGGTTTGAGTTGCCTCTGTTCTCATCGTCAGGAAATAGTAGGTAGTCGCCTTCGGTCAGGTTCATCTTGCTGATGTATGTTTTTAGACACGGAATGATTTCTTCGGGTATATCGATCACTTCTTTACCTGACTTGGCTGTTTTAAAGTTGTTGAAATAATACTTACCGCCTTTCATGTCCACGTAGTTCTTCTTGTCGTCGTCGCCTTTACCAAGAACCATGTAATACCAGTCGTTGCGTCTTGGCGGTTGTAAGACGTAGAGTGCAAGTATCATGTAATGTTCCATTGTCTTTCTATCTGCATTAGAGAGACGTGGCTTCTTCTCAACCTCGTCTGCCTTTTCTTTAAGTTTGTTGAATATAGCCATCACCTCGTCCCACGTCAACCAATTCTTTTCTTGCGTCTCGCTCTTCTCGCTTGGCTTCTTCTCTGCAAAGATGCTACGCTCCTTCAAGAATATCGCCTTGTAGTATTTGTTCAAGTCCTCCCACACCTTACCTTTCTGTCGGTTCAAGATGGCGACAATGGACGCCACGTATGACTTGCGTGTGTTGTCGTTCTTAATGTCCTGCAACTTTTGCTTAATAGCCATCTTCTGCTTCAAGAATGCTAAATTATCGAACGGGTTGTTATTGTTCAAAATACGTAGTTTGATGAGATACATCTCAATTGATTTTTGCGACAACTTCTCGCTCGTCAACGTTTCTTTCAATGAATTCATAAATGAACTATCCATTTTATATATATCTATATAATTATTTATACGTTTTATCTAAATGATTATATTTGGTTTTACCTACCTTGTGGCGCTCCCATTGCGTCGGCATCTCCCACTAAACTTGATGGTGCTGATGCTGATGATAAACCCGCTACATGTCCGCCTCCGTCCCACTGGCGTGGTGCATAATAACCTCCCGCAAACTTGGTTGTTGGTGGCGTAAATCCTGCAAGATATTTGCGTTCGCCTCCTGATGATTTGATTGGCGTAGCCAAACTTGGCTCGTTGATTGCCGATGGTGATGGTCTTGCTGGTTGCATCTCGGTTTGCATTGGTGTTGTTGGTTCGCTTTTGCTCTTGATTTTCTGCTCCTGTTGTTTTGCACTTCTTGGTCTTTGTTGTTGTTCCTTTTGCACTTTCATTGGTGCTTGTGTTTGTTTCTTGGGTGGTTCTGCACCTGCGCCTTTTGGCTCGGGCTTTACAAACATGTTTTTCTGTGCTTCAACATTAGTTAGGTCTTGAACGCCTGTTAGTTGGGTTGGCTCACCAATGCTGATGCGTTGCTTTTTAACTTCCTCTGCAATCGTGCTAATGTCCTGTGCCTGTTTAAACTGGTCGGGCGTTTGGATACTAAATCCACCTTGTCCTGTAATGGCTGGACGCATTGCTAATGCCTGTAATAAGTTCGGGCTTCCGCCACCGCTTCCCATCGGTATGTCTCGGTTCAATCCCGTTCTTCTGTTTATCTGCCGTTTGCCGTCTAACACTACCAATCCAGTCATTCTCTTCTTTGCTCTTGGCTTCTTCTTCTTTGCTTTATCCTTCTTTAACGCCATATATATATATCCCGTGATAATAATTTAAATTCGCTAAATTAATCTTCTGTGTTTATTATTAAGCGGTTAAAGTTCTTATAGAACGTGTGGGTTCGGGCGTTATACATGAGAAAATTGTAAGGACTATCAAATACGAACTCAAACAATGCTTTGGTGTCGCTTTTGGATAAGCCGTATACTTCCTGTGCAAAGTTCTCTTGTTCCACCATTGATTTAGGTTTAAATAATATTACCACATCGATCAATGACCTTAATGTTTTCGCAAGTGCCTTTTGGTTGAGTGCCGATATTATAATGTTGAGTTTCATGTGGCGGTGCTTGTTGATGAGACGACGTAGGTTGAGTTCTGTCGCTTTGAGTTTTAACTGCTCACTGAAATCATCGATGACCAAACAACTATTGCCTTCGGCTTCTTTGGTCGCTATGGACTGCTCTGTAATCTGTTTGAATGTATCAGGTGATAAGTCGTGAAACACAGACCGATGACCTTTGAATATATGGTCTTCTTCACTTTCAAATACTTCTTTGGGCGTAGCATACATGACGTTCTCAAACACCTTACGATAAATGCGGTTCTTGCCCGTCGCTTTGAACAGATTGGAAATGAACGTTGACTTGCCTGTTCCCATACCACCGCTGACGAAAATCACGCTACACTTGTTTGGAAACGGCGGTGGAACATCTAAAATATTATCAATTGATTGTTTGGTTGGTTTGATTACCAACTCACTATGTTCAATTTCTTCTATCTTCATTTATATATAGCAACAGAAAATATGGAAACAATTACACTATATTTATCCTATTTATATCTTTTGCGTTGTCCGTAAGAACATGCTAAACACTATTGTCGCTTGATGACGGCGTTTCGCCACCCAACTCTAACATGGACCCGCTTTGAACCACACCATTAATCTCAACCAGTTTGTAATTCGTCATCTTATCGTCAACCTTTTTGTTTAACAAGAGAGACGACTGAACAAGTTTTATATACCTGTTATATGTATCATCGATAAATATCTTTTGCGCAATCGGGCGGTTTTCGGGTTTCAACGCCAAGAACTTATAAATATCCGTAGCCAACACGTAGAAATCCTTTGATGAAATCAGTGTCTGTTCCATCTGCTTGTTGATTTGCAAGTAAAGTTCAACCGATCCAATTATACCGCATAAAAGCGCAATCAATGAGTTCACTACACTAATTATGCCTTGTTGCATGAATGGTTGTAAACCAATGCTAAACACGCTGTTTAACGCCGACAACAAGATGATTGGGATTTTAAACCATTTGAGACGTTCTTTCAGTGATAAATATGTTTTCTTATGTAGTATGGATTGTGCAACAGAGTTTTCTCTAATGCGTTCTAAAACGCTGTCTATATCGTCCATTTGTATATTATAGAGATAATAAAAAATTGAACAGACAATCCCACAAGTTCCCACCAAAAAAAAATTGAAATCAATTTCCAACTGAACTATTATTGCATCAATACAAGTTAAAATGTCCAACAAGTTTATTTACAGATGTTCATGGTTTGAGAGCAAAAGACACAAAAAATCTCACACGGATATGTATTTTGAAAATGCGAAACACACTGAATGGGTTTTCAATTCATGCGACTATCTTAATGGTTTAGCCAAAGTTGAATATATTATGGTTGGCGAGAATACAAAATACTATGAAATGGCGGTGGGGAATAGCTGTTTAAGATTTTGGGAGGCAAAACAGGTTCAACTCATGGACGAATTTGAAAAATATGGAAACAAAAAGGTTGAGGAGGAAGATGATGACGATAGTAAGGTATGTATTACATGCGGTTATAGAGAACCGATGAATAAATTTACTGACTTTATCAATGGCGTGGGAGTTATGACCGATGAGTGTAGAGGTTGCTACGTAGAGAAGAAATAATAAAACAAAAACAAATAAAAAGGAGGCAATTGCCTTTTTTATTGATTGTAAAAAATTGATTTGAAAAAAAAATTGAAATCAATTTACAACTGAACTCTAATAGCATCAAAACATAACAAGTTAAAATGAACACAGAAGAGATTAATGAACTGACCGAGTGGGCTTTTAAGAAGTATATTGAAGTCGTGAATGAAAACGATGAAAAGAAAAACATTATTGCCTTAAATCTGCCTATTGATAGTATTGACGGAGTGAAACTGGCGGATAAAGATTTACGTATACAACCCACGTATATTGACTTTATGGTGAGAGCCAACAATTACGAGTATTCAATCCACCACTACGAGTGTTCGTCATTTGAGTTAGTCAGTTATGCATGGACTAATGGAAAAAGACCCGACATTCGTTTTACCAAGCGTGAGATTAGATACGCAATTACAAAACTATTCCTTATTATGCATACTATTCGCTACAATGTATTCAGTGGGGTATTTGAAGAAAATCCCAAAGAGAAATTGCCGTTGAAGGCGATGTTCAAATTGTCGGCGATGGGTGCTTGTAAACCATCGATGACGACACAAGAATGTTGTGTGTGTTATGAGGCAACACGAACTCATTTCTCAAAGTGCGGACATACCATTTGTGGTAAATGCATTAGCCATTTGCCCGAAAAAAAATGTGCTATAAATTGTCCCATGTGCCGTGCAAAAATAGCAACGAGCGAGGAGGAACAGGAAGAGTTTGAACGTGAGATGGAGGAGGAAAGCGATGAGGACGAATAAAACAAAAACAAAATAAAAATGGGCTATTGCCTTTTTTTGTTTCAATTTTTATTCAATTCTAAAAAAAATTGAAATCAATTTCCAACCCAACTAACATAGCATCGAATTAATTAAAATGACTGAAATTACTGACTACGGACTATTGGAACCTTGCCTTGTTGCTGATATTTTCGGCACCGAGATGCTTTACATTGACCTAATAGCATATACACAAGGTCTTGAAGTTCACGTGGTGGTTCACAGAACAAAAAGCATTGAAACAAAAAAGCAACGTGTTGAGGTCTACTTTGACGATAAAAAAGTGATAGATGAATACTACTCACAAAACCATTCAAGCAACATGTTTTACTGCCTTAACAACTTGGAGGACGACGACGACTATTTCATTTGCGACGAATGTCGGTGCTTAAAGGACAAAGAGCATTATGTTTCCGTAGATGACGATGATAGTGGTAATACTATTTGCGAGGATTGCGTGGATCAATACATTGCTGAATTGCACAAGGAATAAAACCAAAAAAAAATTGATTTCAAATTTCAACTTATTATTATATGTAAAATGACGACACAGACAATGAATAGAAAAGGAAATGCAACAATCACACCATATCTTAACGAAAGAGGTTTTGTAATTAAGTATGTAATTAGTATGGAAAATCCTGATGGAACAAAAAGTTGTGATGATATAGTTTATGAAACACCCGAAGAACTTGCAATGATTGAAGACCTATTAGAAACATTTAAGACACCGCCAACAAAATAAAAAATAATCATTTAGTATATATGCCCGAAACAGAAAAACATTTGACGCTTAACAGGCGTTTTTTTGCCGACACCATACCTGACGATATGAAACGAGTATTCATGTTGGTTATTAATAACACGCCTTGCTTTCCTGACGACCAAAGGGCATTCTTGTGTGGTTGCATTCATAACTATGAAACAATTGATGAATACGCACGTGGAGAATTACTTGATGTAATCGACGAATTAAAACTATTTGTTGATAATCGTTAATTATTTTCTTGGGATAAAATAGAATGATAATCATCTACCGATTGTTTAGCAAAAGTTGCAATTCCTTTTATGTAGGTTCTACAACCAAAACGATGAAATACAGATTAGAGAAACACAAGAGTAAATCATACGAGGCACCCAACCGCAAGGTTTACAAATGCATACTGGGTAATGGCGGGTTTAAGGAGTGGGAAATGGAAGCGCTTGAAACATTTGAGAGCGATAATGCTGTGGAACGGCGAATTCGTGAACAACATTACATCGATGAATTGAAGCCCGATTTAAATGCACGTTTAGCGATAAATATAGGATAAAATTAAATCTATGTGTATTATATAATGGACACAGATTTGGAAGAACAGACCTTGTTTGAGATTACCGAGCGCACCGACACGATTGAAAAGCCAAAGCGCCAAGCGACACAACGCCAACTGGACGCACTTGCAAAAGCCCGACAGGTTCGGGCCGAGACCAAAGCAAGAGAACAGGAAGAGGAAGAGAAGCAACTACCGCCACGACAGAAGCCCGAGACAGAACCTTTGGTTGTCCCACGCATTCCCAAGACGAAAAAGAAGGCGAAGCCCACCATCATTCAGTTTCAAGACGATAGTGATAGTGATGACGACCAACCCGTAATCATTATTAAGAACAAGAAACAGAAGGCGACACCCAAGCCCGAGCCACCACCGCCCATGCCCGAGCCACTGCCCACACCCGTCGAGCCAGTCCAACAAAAGCCGAGACAATTTATTAGAAAGGTATATTAAAAAATATATATCTCTTTATATATAGATGAGCAATCCACTTACACATAGTTCTACCAAAATATTTTTAAGTAGTCAAGGTAGTAATTTAGTGTTAAATTCTGCTACGCTAAATACCGATATATCGTTTTATTTCCAACCGATTTTATTAAGCAATAGCGACAAAAGCCATTTCGTGATTGGCTTGGAACAGGCATCAATACCCGTAAGCATAAACATGGTTAATTCCACGAATAACACGCTTGTTATAAACGGCAACTCTTATTCTATACCCGCTGGAAATTATACCATCACACAAGTCATCACGCTTTTAAACGCCTATTTTAATACGTTCAGTATTACATTCACATATAGTGCTAATACAAATCTTATAACAACGACTGCTACGGCTGGATCATTCACAATCAACTCAACCACGACTGGAAAGAACTTGGGATTTGTAGCGGGAGCATATTCAAGTCCATACACGAATTTAAAAGTGGTCAATCTCACGTCCACGTTGGGCATAATTATTCAGTTGGAAAATGTCCAAACGCCAAACCGAGACAATAGTGGATCAAATGGCGCTACTCTTGCACGAATACCCATCACATGTGGGACACAGAAAATTCTGCAATATTTCAACGCCACGCCTTTTTTCTCTCAAATTGCTAATCGGGAATTAACATATGTAAGAGTTCGATTATTGAACGACGATTATAGCCCGTTGGACCTTGTGGGACGACCTGACTGGTTTATTGTTTTGCGTGTGGACTTTACAGAAAAGAACCTACCTGATGAGGCGCCGAGTTTTATAACGCAACAACGTAAAGATTTAGAACAAATATTACTCAATGCACAATTATCCGCACCTAAATAATTTTAAATATAGCCAATATGTATAATATGACGATAAAAACCTTTTTTCGTAATTTAGGTAGAAGCATAAAACGAGGTTTCAATACTTTTGTATCAGGTGCTGGTGATTTAATGGGTAAAGGCGGAACCTTTTTGCAACAGAAGGCAATACCTGCAATCGCCAGTGGTGCTAATAAAGTCGCTGGATTAATAGATAAGGCATCGCCGTTGTTAGACGTGGCGGGACCCGAAGCAACTGCTACTGCTGGTGAAGTCGCTGATGTAGCCAAACAGGTTGGTGCGGGTGTAGGCAAATTCGCCGATTTTATTGGAAGCAACGCACCGAAAGGTAGAGTGGCGACCGCACAAGAACAGGCACAATTCGCCCAGTCGCCACTTGGTATGGCGTTTAGACGTTCACAAACAAAAGCACCTGCACCTGCACCTGCACCTGCACCTGCACCGAAACCTGACTTTTTTAAAAATATGCCGAAAGGTTTAATATCACCTGCACCCACGCTGAACCCGCTTAAAACGGCGGGTATAGCGAAAGCACCCATTGGAAGCAATCCTGCAAGTTATTCGCCCATGAGACCATCAGGCATTGAGGCACAACCCGCCAACCAATCCATGATTAAGGTAGTTGGTTCTGCACCCGCTGGTATGCTTTCCATGTAATTTGAATGTTTAGCGATAAATTTATTTTCATATCATATAATATACGATATGAGAGAAATTAAGCACTATCAGGTTTCGTTCGCTGGAACTACACCCGCATCATCTTTTCAATTCCAATTCCCACGTTATTATAAACAGGCACCGCACCATAAGTTCAAAATAAGATGTGTTAATCTTACAGATTATCGAGCTGGTAGTTTAGCCGTAAATCCGCACTCATATTATGCTACTGGTTTTTTAGGCGATGGGATATGCACGTATTCAGGAGTGCTTGGTGAAGGCATTATAAGCAACGACTACTTTTTAGGCACAACATCAACTAACGGAGCGGAGGCGACCGCACCCACAAACGTCGGGACATCAACTGCTTTGCTTCCCACCGACCTTATGTTAAATGATATTCCCACCAATCCATTTAAAATAGAATATAGACATACCGCATCATCTACTTTTGCAACTGGAACCATAGAACTTTTAGTCGTATTTGAAATTGTTGAATATGACCCATCAAAAAGAGATTAAAGTTTAGGCATAATTTTATACGAATAATATATAATTATGGAACCGATCGATGAACGTGTAGCCGTTTTAGAAAAGCGTATCGCCGAATTAACAGAATTGGTTAATTTGCTTTTAACATTAAAACAAAAAAAGGTAGACATTAGCGATTTCACATGCGCACCAATTCATTTAGATGGTAATCGTTAAAAATTCTTTTCTTGGCGTATATTATAAATGTCGAGTTATATTCCCGTGATTTCGAGAGAACTTTCGCTTGATGAGTTTAAAGGCATCTCACCCGCCAAGTCCCGCCGTGTTTCCGTCTTTCCCGACAACGCAACTTCTTACAACTCTTCCAGTTCCACCGCTGATGTTTTCTTTTCTATCCCGTCCAGTCGCAACTCTTTCGTGGTCTGCAACGCATCTCAAATAGTGTTTGATATTACCGCCAACACCACTTTCGCCACTGACCCAGTCCTTTCTCTTTCCAACGGAAATGGTAGTTCCGTCATTCAGGCACTTGAAACCATCGTGCAAAATCAGTCAGTTGAAAACTTATTGAACTACAACGTCTACGCCAATCTTATCGCCGATTTGCAACCTTTGGGTCGCTCCACCACCACTGGAACCATTCTTGCGGGTGCAACTTCCACGCTCAAAGCGGGTATTAAGTTGAACGGCTTAACTGGCGTCGATGGACCCGTAGTTCGCTGTTCGCTCCCACTTTATAGCGGTGTTTTAGGTGTGGGCGCTGAACAATACGCACCTTTGGTTGATGGGATCCGTATGCGAATGACGATGGCGACCACTGATATTGCTCTTAAATTCGCCAACATTACTTCTTACACTTCCGCCCAGTATAAGATTTCCAACTTCGCCATTCAGTTGGAGGTGATGGACCTTGACGCTATGACCATGTCTGCTCTTGTTCAACAGGCGGGTGGCGTATTGAAACAACACATAACTTGCGTCAACAACTACCAGTCCACAATTTCCGCTTCCACTGCAAATAGCATCTTAATTCCTGCCCGTTTCAGTTCCGTTAAGGCGCTTCTCACCACTTTCCGTCTATCCGCCAACTTGTCTGCTCCCGCCATTTACAACGCTACTGGTGATAGAGTTCTCCCACAGATACAGACATATTTGTGGAACGTCGATGGTGCAAATATTCCTTCCGTTCCTGTGCGTGTCGCTACTTCCGCTTCTTTTGTCTATCCAGGCGAGGTGTTGAGTGAAATCATGAAAGTGTTCGGTGCTTCCAGTCAGGTCTCCTTTGATGTGGTCTTCAACGCAACCCAGTTCAGTGAACTCACTGGAACCACTGGAACTGGCTCTTTCTTTATTGGAAACAATTTTGAAAGTCAAGATAGTGCGGGTTCTGCTCTCATCAGTGGTCGTGATTTAAATAGTAGCAACGTTTACTTGAACTTGACCCACTACGGAACCGCACTTGCGTGTGTCTGTGATACGTTCGCATTATATGATGTGGTTGTTTCATACAACATGCAAGATGGGTCCGTGTCCATGTCCAAGTAAGTATAGCAAAAGCGAAAACAAAAAAAACAAATAACTAATCGTTTATAGAATTATTTATTTGTCCAAAACACCACCCAATAAAACCCAGTCCCAAGATGGTCTTTGTATTCTACTTGTTTCATTACATGCATATACCCGTTGCATTCATATTCATCGATCAAATGTTCACAGAACTCTATCACTTCGCAATCCGTTCTAAATGTTTTTCTTAATGTGTTCTCTCCAAACTCTATAATATAATCCACCATATATATAATGGATTATTTTATTTTTCGTCTTTTATCCCATTTACTAACGCATAACTCTCACCGCAACATGCACAATCGTGGTTCACCTTCTTCCAATCAATATGGTCATCGCAACCACAAACCACACAATAAAACTCAATAGTCCCATCATCGACCTTTGGCTCACAAATGCATTCGCATTCACCGCAATCTTCGCAACAGATGCATTCATGGCGGGTTTCACCGCACTCCTTGCACGTGGACTTCCAAAACTCATTAATCTTTTCGGCGGACATCTTAACTTGATATAACTTGATGCTATTAGACCTGGCTTGGAAATTGATTTCAATTTTTTTTTCATTTGCGCTTAAACATTGACTTGCACCCACAATTGCATGGTTTTCGTTTGAAATGCATTATACTATTACAAGAGATTTTATATTCCTAATTGTTTATAAAAAAATCCAAGCATCTTTTTGCCTTTTAAAGCATTATACTCCTTCTTCATAATCTTTTTTTCTTTTAAGGAACTTTCAATCATGTCTTCTATTTTTTTTAGTTTATCAATTAAATCTTTTCTTTCGCTTGGCGAACCATTCCTTTCTACCTTCATAAGTTCGCCAGTTAAACCCATTATTTCAGTTGCTATATCATCGGCAAGTTGTGGGCTAATCTTCTTTTCTTTAACCTTGTTTTCTTTCTTATTGTTAGATAATGGGTGTTCTTTGGGTTGGCTTTCTTTCCATGCTTTCGCAAAATCTTTTATTGCTTCAACATCGGCTTTGGGTCTCGGCTTAATAACAATGTTCTTCGGCTTGGGTTCGGTCGACGGCGTAGCCATCTCCAACTTCTCGGGCTTTCGCTTTTTATCACCTGCGGGAACGTATCCTTTTTTCAGGTTCGGGTCGCTTAAAGCACACCCGTAAGACATGTTATTCTTTTTTGCAAACTCCTTAACGTGTTCTATCCAACGGCTCGGCATATCTATACATATTGCTAATATATTATTTTGATCAATAACGCCAAAATAAAATACGCTTTTTCCACATTTTATCTTACTAAAAAGACAGGATAAATAACGGATTATTGTAAAAACATTGAAAGGGCCACTTTTCATAGAATTGGACAGGTGGACGGCTGGACAGATACAGGACAGATAAGACACATAAATGTCGTTTTCCAAAACCTTCCAAGAAAAATCACTTTTGAAAAAGCATTTTTTTCTGCAAATTCCACTTTTAGTTTGTCTTTATGTATGGAACCTTTTATAACTACATATATATCTGTCCATATGTCCAATTGTCCTATTTAACCATTGTAAGTATATATACTGAAAGATAAAAAAATACAACCCAACCATGATACTATCTTGTTTATATTCTTCTATGCGGAGACGGCGGGTGTGGGTGGAGACCTTGTTTTTATTCCCAACCAACCTCTATCAGTTTTCTTTGCACTTTTCAATCCAATCGCTTTCAATTCAATAGCAATCTTTTTCGCTGAAATATCGCCGTATTCTTGTGTCTCAAATACATCTTGGATTGTGGCGTTTTTCAAGAAATCTGTTTTCTTGTTGGTAATCTCAAATGCGGTAATGATAAACTCACGTAAGTCCATTTTGTTTTCATTATTATCATCATCATCATCATCGACCTCAACCTTATCAATACAAACAACTGCATGTGGTTCATATGATTGAACCATTAACATTATAAACGCATTACACCATTCGTCTGTCCTACATTTATCCTTAATAAGTGGGTCTGCAACCTTGAATTGTTGCAAGATTATATCGGCTTTTCCATTTGCTTTCATTACGTCAATCTCCTCTTGCGTTTTGAATGAAATCGTAGAATTAAATTCGCAACATGTTTGGAGTGCATCGTCATTTGTAAGCGTTGGGCAATCATTGGCCATTACAACCATTCGGGCTTGATTAATAAACTCGGTAATGTTCACATCGTAATTACGTTTACCTTTTAACATGTCGCCACCTGAATTGAGTTTCTTAATTATATCGGCGTTTATCTTGATACTTTTATTCTTGGGTGGTGGTGGGAGTTCTTGGGAAAACACTAAACGGCAAAACTGAAAGTCCATAGCAAACGCCATTTGTTTCTCGGGTTGTTCCTGTTTGAGTATTCTGCTTGAATTACACAAAAGGTTCTGCGCCTCGACCGACCCATGATATTGGCCCAATGCGCTTTTAGCAAGACAATCCACTACGCCTTTACCACAATTGCGATTGCCGATATACAATGCCCATGTTTTGTCCTCAAAATGTCCTGCAACACCACGTGCAAAGAACGCCAACGCTTTCTTGCAATCATGTTCACCGAATAAATTAACGAATATTTTGTCTTTAATCTCTTTAATAACGGCTGGATCAAAAGTTGCAAAATAATCCGCAAAGTTGCGTTCTATTTGAACGGGTGTGTAATATGGGAAATTAACGTCCGCCCATGTGTAGAACTTGCCTTTGGCTTGTGTCTCGGGATTTACGTATGTGAAATCCAACACGCCGTCCAAGAAACAGAGTTTACCTCGTGTTGTAGTGATAAACTTTTGTAGCAATGTATTATCCTCGCCTTCCACATATAGTTTGGCGTAAACCGCCTCACGCAATGCTTTTGCTCCACCGACATTGGTAGAATAAGGTTTAGGTGATGGACACTTACCTGCCGACATTTTCATAAGGTTTGTTTTTGTAAGAATATAGTGGAGTAAGTGATTATCGATTTTTTGTTTGGAATTGACCCAAATGTTTGTCTGTTTAAAGAATATATTCCCACCACATAACTTGAACCGCTCCTTGATTGCGTTATATATCATTTCTGCGCCTTCGTTGTCGTCGTCAATAACGCCATTCAAATGGGTGCTTGATGCTTGGGACATACTATCGTCGTTTAAAACCTCCTGCTCGGTAATCGCAACGCCGTCCACCATTGGAACATCGGTTAATGGAACTGCAACGGCAATATTGCGTCTTTCCTCGATTAACGGCATTATAACCTCCTCGTCGTCAAACTCCTTGCGGACAAAGGTAATGGACGGCATTCCAGTTTGCTTACGAACATACTCGTTCATTTCTTTTAGATGAAAGTCAAAATCGGTATATGGTGCTGGGTGCGGAAAAGTTATTCCGTCAAATCCCCAGTCGCAAAATCCTTTTTGAATAATATGATTATCAACCAAATATTTATACGCCTTGTATGTGATTTCATTTTCAAGAACGCCACAAAAGTAAGACAACACACGATTTTTGCGTTTCCATTCAAAATCCTTACCCGCCAAAATCATTGCGTCCGTTTCTTTAATGTCCTTACAAACAATGTTTTTGATCTCGTCGTTATTCAAATACACAAGGTCAATAATCTTTTGAGTATCCTTGTAAAACTCCTGATAAAACGGGTGTGGATTGTCTCGGTTTTTCATTTCTTTGGGTGTTCGCTTACAAATTTTCTTGCCGTCCTTGCTCCTACAACCTTCTACAATATCCTCAACCCACTTTTTGTGTCCACCGCCATAAATCGTTTTGTTGAATAACCACTTTATATCTTTTTTATCAATTGGGTTCTCGCCTTCTATTGAATAATAGGCGGACATGTCTGCAACAATTTTATCAAAGTTTCCTTCTAACAAATATTTCTTGTATGCTGGTAAATACACCTCGTTTGCCTCTGCAACCGCAAGGAGTAGAGTTGGGTGTCCTTTGCGCTGGTCTATATCGACCCAACCTTGATATTTGAATATGGTATTTTTGATGAGACGTGGTTGAGAAATCAATGCGGAATAATATTTATCGTATGCTGGGTTAGGTTGTTGATTTGGAAAAAGGCGTTCAGGACAATCCGCATATCTACGACCAATCTTATAGCGTGGAGAATATTTGACTGGAAGCATATTTGTTTTGCGGTCAATCTTATCAACCACCTTGCGAAACTCGTCCTTGACGTCTTGCGACAATCTATCGTCGCCATTGTAATCTAAAATCATAGTGGCCAATTGGTAATCAATCTGTTCATGGAATTCTTGATTGAAATCAACGTATGCGGGAACCTTGTCTAAATGAATTCGCCAGTTTGTTAGAAACCTCATTCTTATATAGTGTGTATATACTTTATTTTAAGCCGTTTATCTTAATTAATTAAATCAATTTTTTATTTAATTAATTTCAATTTTCCAAAATGGGAAAATGCCTAAATCAAAAGGATTGCTAAAAATGTCTTTTGGATCTTCTTCCAAATATCGTATCTGCGTTTCGCCAACTTGTTCACTTCACGATTATGTTCGATATTTTTCTCACGCCACTTGTAGATGTTCTTTTTGTTCTTTTCGTATGTGGCCATAGTTTTATATACTATACAGACAATTTTTTAAATCAATTTTATCTTCTATACTTTCCTTTTCCTTGTCCAACAATCGCCTAAACTCGTCGGCCTTCTTTTTGAGTTCGATCAGTTCACGTTCTTTCTTAATCGTCTTTTGCTGTTGCAAATTCGGCTTCTTCTTGCGGGGCATTATACTATTTGTTGAGATACTAATTTCGCCATAGCGACCAACAAGCCATCTATTTGTGCCTGTTGGGCTTCAATCTTGGCGTTGAGTTCTTGAATGGCTGATAAATATAGATTACCAAATTCGGCACATATCGTCTGTGGTTGCAAATCACCCGCCTCATTTACGGCATCTTTCTCTCCACTAACAATATTATCTAACTCGGGAAATAATTCTTGGACTTGATGTGCAATAAACCCGTGATGTCGTCCGTGTTTCTTGAAAATAGATATGTCTTTCATCTCATATTCTATCATTTCAACTTTGCATAAGCGGTCTAATACGGGTCTCGCCTTTGTGATATTCTCTTTCACTCGGTAATCACTAATGGTAAAATTTCCCACGTTCGTAGTATCTATCCAACATTGTAGCACCGCACCCGTCCAAAAGGTATTAAATACATTTGTTCCAAATGCTCCAACACTACCCGATTTACAAAAATACCCGCCCGTAATTTGTAGTCCAGTTGTTAAAACTTGTAATTGTGTAGTCCCATTTATTCTCATTCGGTGCGTGTATCCAGTAGGTGCTTCATAGCGAAAAGCCGTTGATGCCGTGTTTTGAGTGATACTACATACATTAGCAACGCCAAAAGTTAGAGTGCTATTACTGACGGGAAATAATAAGCCAGTAGATGATATACTACCAATTATTGTTGAATTCACTCTTAAATGATGACTGCTTCCAGTTGGAACATTATATTGTAGTGAGGTAGTGGTAGATGTAATATTATTACCAGTCCCTCCAAATTGTAAAATTTGATTGACGGGAATTGTTATTAAGGTTCCGTTTATGGTTAATGCTAATGTGCCGTCGTTTATAAATCTAAAACTCCCGCCCGTATCTGCGTCAAAACGAATACCACCCGAACCACCACTTGCTATTGCTCCACCCAACAGAGTATCATCTAAATATATAGGTTGTGTTGCTTTCATAAAAATTGGTCCAGTAAATGTCGCTCCACTTGTATTTAATAATAATTGTGCTACGGAATTCACCATGAATTTATGCGAATACCCAGTTGCTACTTCATAATCAAATGTTGATGTAGTTGTGTCTTTTCGTAGATATGCTAAATTAGTAAAACCTTGATCCCATACCAACCGCTTACCATCACGCATAGATAAACTTTCATAAATAATAGCACCGGCGTTGCTGACTTCCATAATGTCTACGCCTCCAACTTGATATTTCAAAGTATGTGATGCGGGTAATTGATACAAAAACCAGTTAAACGATGTGTATTCACGCATAATCGTTCCTGCGGGAAAAGTTAAAAGCGTCCCGTCCGCATCGGCACTTATCGTCATTCTCTGCGTATTGTTTGTCCTGAACGAATGGGCGTTGTTAGTGGGAACGTCATAAACCAGTTGCGTTCCATTGTCGGTTATAGAACACCTCGCACCATTGAAATAAATACGCTTACCACTTTCAATATTCAAGCCAGTAGTATCAATATATAAATTCGGCGAACCACTAATGAAAAAGTAGTGTCCGCCTCCCGCTTGATTATCGTAATACATATTTGCACCCGTAAAATTAAGAACTGCCCCAGTCGTCGTTCCAAAAATCAATTGTCTTGTGTTATTCAATCTAACGTTTACGTTGAACGTCTTGGCTCCTGTTAGAGTTTGTGTAGTGCCTAACGTGCAAAATGTTCCATCAACATAATTTTTATTAACCAGTTGGTTTGCCGTAGTTGGAACCGCCGACGATTGCGGTAATGTGTTGAATGTTTTAATTCCACTTGTGATGGTCTGTGATGTGGTTAAATCAACATATCCCGCCAAATCTGCTGTGGTTGCAAAGTCGCTATTCCCAGTCATAGATAGAATATTTGTCTGTTGGAAATCCATTTTATTATATACATATATTATAATGGCGGACAATCAAACAGATAATAGCCAAGACAATCCTGCTCCAAGTATACAGGATTTAGCGGGTTCCGCACAGGCATCATACGAAGATGTCCCGCCCATGAACTATACTAAACTTACTCAATATTCCAATCCCGAGATTTCTACCTTTAAGCACAAAGAGAAACC